CATGCTGCATGGCTGTCGAGAGGCGCATATCTGTGGTGTTTCGAGCATATGGACTGCGCCTGTCTGGTGGGCCGCGTGGCCGCGCCGAACCGTCATGCTCTGGTCATGGCCCCGGCTGTGGGCTTCCGGGAACTGTGCCGCATCCCTCAAATGTGCTGGCACGGCAGGAAACAGAAATTTGTGGACGGCGTCATGATGCTGGCCACGCCAGAAACAGTGCAGCAAGCGGAGGTATAGTATGAGCGGGGGATATTCTGCTCCTGAAGTCGATCCGATCCCTGAAAAGCAGGCGACAAAGAGCCTGAGCGCGGGAGCGACGGCGGCGGCGCAGGCG